TGCTGCGAGGAGATGCCCCCCGCCTCTCCCATGTAGGTAGACCCCGCATGAATAACCAACCCGGAAAAAAGGGGGGGCACCATTTCAACCTAACCAGCTAATCAACATGAAATTGCAAGAAATTCTCCAGAACCTCAGCCTCGCCTCCTGCCCCCACGGCAGGACCCGGGGACCGTATGTGCAACTTTGCCAGCACATTGAAAAGCTCCACGCGGAGCTTGAGAAGAACCCTCACTTCGTCGCCGCATTGGCAGAAGAGAAAAAAGAAAACCAGTAATCAGCATGAAGCATATCGAAAAGATCAAATCTGATTGCAAGCATGAGGAAATAAGCCTCGCCCTTTGGGTGATGGTTCTTCTGCTTGGCCTGTCTCACGGGGTCCCTGCCCCGTTTATCGTTTTATTCGCCACCAAGGTTGCAATTGACATCACGTTTCTTGCAATCGCCCTCCTCCTGCTATGGCAGGAATCCAGACCCCGGAAGAAGCGTCTCCCTGAGATGCCCATCCGATACAACATCGAAAACCTACACCGTAGAAAAAACTGAAGCCATGGGATACTACAATGCTAATCCTGCCGAGAGAATCGAACCCAAGTTCCTTTCTGACACCATCACCGCAACCCCTGCTGCCATTGAGGCCATTAGCCCGGATACAGCAGCAGACCTTCTCTATCGCCATTTCATGGGCGACTGGGGGGATGTTGACGACCATGACCGCAAGGTCAACGAGGAAGCCCTTGTTAATAACGAGCGGCTCATGTCTGTATTCAAGTCGGATGACCACCCGACCATATGGATCATCACCGAGCGCGGCCATGAGGTCACTACGGTGCTAACCCCCAACGACTACTAAGCCATGAGTCTTACGCTCCCAACCGGGGTTGCAACACCCCTCCCCCTCCCCTCGTTCTCCCTTAATTGGGAGGACAAGGGCGAGGTGAACACACGACAGGGGCCCCGGCACCTGTTCGTCTCCCCCATGCCTGACGGCTGGTGGGATTATTGGAAACTGCACAAGGATGCTTTGAAAGAGCAGGGGTTTTCTTGCGGAAAGAATGATAGCGGCAAATGGCAGATCACTTGCTGGCTTATTCCGGCCAATTCCTCACCCAAGGCCAACTATAGCGAACTGCTGCTAGAGCTTTCCCGATCAGAGAAGCCCGGAATGGCGTGGAACAGGAGCCCCTTCCCTGAGGGGGTCACTCCATATCCATATCAGCTCGCGGGGATTGAATACGCTTGTGCCCGTCCCCGGGTGATCATTGGCGACGACATGGGTCTGGGCAAAACCATGCAGGCCATTGGGGTTTGCAACGTGACCAACGCCCGAAAGATCCTGATCGTTTGCCCGGCATCTCTGCGCCTCAACTGGAAAGATGAGATCGAGAAGTTTGGAATGGGGCTTCCTGTCCCTCACGCGGTCCTGTCCAAGGCAGACATTCCTGAAATTGCAAACCATGACGCGGTAGTCATTAGCTACGATTTGATGGCCATGGCCCCCGCCCAGAAAATGCTACGCGACCGGGATTGGGATGTGGTCATCGCTGACGAAGCGCACTACCTCAAGAACAAGACGACTAAGAGGGCCACCGGGCTGCTTGGTCTGCCTCCCCGGGCCAAATCCAAAACCAAGGCTCCCAGAGAGGCTATAGCAGCTAAAAGGCACCTATTCCTCAGTGGGACCCCGGTGAGCAATAGGCCCGAGGACTTCTGGAACCTGCTGCGCTTTTGCGCCCCTGAGCATTTCGGGGTGTGGAGCAAGTTTGCAACTCGCTTTTGCGATGCCAGAAGAGTTCCCTTCGGCAGCGGCTGGGATACCAGCGGGGCTAGTAACTTGCAGGAATTGCAAACCATGGTCCGGGGGACATGCATGGTGAGGCGCTTGAAAAAGAACGTCCTTACCCAGCTTCCCGCCAAGACCAGAAAGATTGTCTCTCTGCCCACCCCGGTGGAAACAATCCGAGAGCTTGACGCGCTCACCATGGACTACACAACCAGCGAGAAGACGGTTGCAATTGCAAAGCAGAAACTTGCTGAGGCCAAGCTGGCCGGGGATGCGGACTCCATGGCAAGAGCCGTGGATTCTCTCCGATCAGCAGAGAATGCCTTGTTCACTGAAACCAGCAAAGTCCGGAAGCACATTGGCATGTCCAAGGTGGATGTGTCCGTGGATCATATTCGCAATGCTCTGGAATCGTCCGGAGGCAAGGTGATTATTGGAGCGCACCACAAGCAGGTCATTTCCCGTCTCCGCGAGGAGCTGGAAGACTTCAAGCCCGTAGTGGTCACCGGAGACACCCCGCCTCAGGACAGGCATGATGCCGTTCAGAGCTTCCAGAATGACCCCTCCACGAAGGTGTTCATTGGCAACATACTTGCAGCAGGAACAGGCCTAACCCTAACGGCGGCACCGCATGTCATTATTGTGGAGCCGGATTGGGTCCCATCTAATAACGCGCAGTTTGAAGACCGCGCCCATCGGATTGGACAGAAAAGCCCCGTTCTTATCGAGTATCTTGCAATGGAGCAGACCATCGACATTCAAATCCTCCGCGCCAATGCCCGGAAGATGGATGTGATCGAGCAAGCCATTGATAACGATGGGGACACCCCCCTAGACCCACGCGAGGTGAACTACGGCCCCAAGGGGCCAGCGGAACCCTCTAGGTCTGTTGCTGAGCGAGAGCAGGATGATAGCGACAAGCGCAAGCGAACCATGAAGACCATGGCGCTAGGCAAGTCGCTTTCCCCGGGAGAGCTGACCACGGCCCATATTTGCGTTAAGCACGTTGCAAAAATGGATGGCGACCACGCCTCTGCTCGCAACGATGTTGGGTTCAATAAAATGGACTCCGAGTATGGCGGGAAACTGGCTAGAAAACGTCTAGAGAGCTTGACGGATTTCGAGAAGGGGCGTATTTGTGCCCTTGCTTGGAAATACAGAAGGCAATGCGACCCGGATTGGGTGAATCGCCTCAAAAAGCCCAGCTAAACCACACATCAAACCACATGAACATATTCTATCTAGACCCAGATCCAGTCGAGGCTGCTCGTATGCAATGCGACAAGCATGTAGTGAAAATGGTTCTTGAAACAGCCCAACTCCTCAGCACGGCCCATAGGGTCCTTGACGGGGACGATGTGGCTGAATCCAAGGGCCTCTACAAAGCCACACACAAGAACCATCCCAGCGCAGTATGGGTCCGGTCTTCGTGTGCTGCTTATGCTTGGACTCGCCAGCACTTTGAGGCCTTGCTCCTAGAATACAAGTTGCGCTATGGCAGGGTTCACGCTTGCGACAGGCTTTGCCGCGAGCTTAACCATGAGCCCCAAAATATACCGCAACTATACTTCGATCCCCCGCCGCAATGTATGCCCGACCAATACAAGTCGGACTGCGCGGTTACCTCTTACCGGGCTTACTATGGAGGAGAAAAAAGGAGCTTTGCAAAGTGGTCTCGTGGAAATTGCCCATCGTGGTTTAACCCTAAGCAGCCGAATCCATGATTCCACACACGATCTCCCAAACAAAGGAGCTAGGGAAAAGCATAGCGCGTATGTTCGTGCTACGCCTTACGCCCTTGCAAATCATGCTTCTCGTTGAGGCCCGTTATTCTGAGGGGGCCTTATCTAAAGGGCAGCACTTGTTTGCTAACAGGGTCCGCAAAAAATGCGAGGCCCTTTACGATGGCCGGGGAACACCCCCTCCATCTCGTCAAGCCTTCTGGGATGCGTTCCGCGCATTGCAAGATAGAGGCTTTTTATACATCGCCCCGCACAAGCCGGGCACAAGCAAAAGGGCAGTTGCCCTTACCGCTGAGGGCGAGTCCCTCTTCACATATCCGAAATCAACACATCCATTTGCAACATGAAACAACTACTTACCATTGATTGGGATGCATTCATCCCTGAGCCAATTGAAGCCGACCTTGGCCACAACGAAAGTCTTCTTTACCGGGAGATACTGTGGGGCCACCGGGGATACCTTGAGCCCATTATGCAGCTTAGCAAGTTTGCAAGCGGGTTCTTTGACGGAATGGACCTGAGCCGGGTCCCCATTTACATCTCAGACAGTCACATGGAGGCGTTCAGCGTCATGTGGCCTGACACATCCCTCCCCCCGGAGGGAGAGTGGAAGGTCACCCTTGTTGATCAGCACCACGACATGTGGCCCTCTAACGAGGACAGGGTCTGTTGCGCCACATGGCTTACGCAAGCCATCGAGGTTGGCATGGTTCGGGAGGTGGACTGGTATTGCCCATCATTCTCCCATTGCGTTCCCACAAAGGGAACCGGGGACGAGGACATGCTTCGCCCACTCTTGAATGATCACGGCGTTGACATGAGCGTCCGTAGCATGGACGAGTGGGAGGAGAACCGTTGCAAATTGCAACCCGATGCAATCCATATTTGCAGGTCCTCCTGCTGGACCCCGCCATGGCTAGATCGGGACTTCCAGCAATTCTGCCTGTCTGCCGCCTTCGGTCAGGGGGAGCGGCAAATAACCACGCTGGGAGAATGGAACCCCGTGGATGTCAGGCCCTCTCCCGTGGATGGCAATGATGCTCACGAAGAGGTTCTGAGGTCCATGATCCCTGATAGGGAAAAGGGTCTAGAGGCCCTTGTCTCCAAATGCCTTGAATGGGTCAAGGAGTGCGGTGAGCATCCCCACCTGTTTGAGGACCCGGCAAGGCGGGTGAGCGTCATGGCTGGAGAATGTAGTCGTCTGGACTACAAGGGAGTCATGGCGATTTAGCCTTCTCTGAAAAATAATGCTTGCAGGGCCTTCTGCCTCCGGGTAGACGGCTCTCAAGCATGATTACCTTCAAATGTATACAGAGCCCCCTCGGGGTCGCCTGTCGCAAGATCCGCTCGCGGGTCGAAATCATGCTTATGCGACAGGCGATCCCGGGGGGGCTTTTTTTGTGCCGTGATTGAGCGGCTTGCGGCGAGGTAGCGCAATCGTCTTGATAGTTGCGCGGATCACGGGGCCCCTTACCGAACAGGGATGGCCCCCGTCCCCTCCCCCGGGCTAGGAATCTGCTGGGAGGGCAATCCTCAGCTTGCGCCGTTGGCGCAGGGGGACGCAACGGGATGACCCGGGAGTGTAAAACGCGAAAGCGTATGGCTGGCCCGGACGGTGGTCACAGTTGCGCGGAATTGCAATCGACCGACTGCCGATGGTGCATCACGACCCGCCGCTCCCCTATGGTTCCTTGGGGGACTATAGGGGGCACTGCGAAGCTCTCTCCCTCCTACCTCTGGTGCATTTCCACCCGCTCAGCGTGATAGCTTCATCCTGTGCCCACCCTGTTTTTTTTCACACGTTATGCGCTTCATGTAAAAGCGCAAAACGTGGGAATATAAACAAATGTCCAAATAGTTCTTGATTTTGTTTTTGAGTCCATATACATAGCCCCAACACATCAAGTTCCAACTCCGAAGCACTACTTTCAACATGTCAACTCACTCAATAGCAAGTAAGTTCAATTTCCACCCCACTCCCCTTTGTCAGCACACAAAAGAGGCCGTTGTAATGCATGAACATTACGTCTCCACATCCGGTCTGTCTTTTTGCTTTCAAAACAACCTCTCCCCAGCCGTTGTCCCAAAATCAATAGGGAGATGGGGAACCAGTAGATACGTTTGGGATCACATGCTCAGGGCCGGGCTCTTAGATAGCGCGGAAAGCCTCACCCGGATATTCACCCTGCACTCGCTCCAGAAAAAAGCGAAGAAAAGGGAAAAGCCTTCAGAAAAGTCCCCTTTTGCCAAAATCGACACCGGGGCAATTATCCATGACAGGGCCGGGTTTACAGAGGAGGAGACCCGATCCCCTACTGCTCTTTTCAAGAAGATCAAGAAGGTAAGCAAGTCCTTGGACCCCACAAGGGCATCCGAGTTTCTTGCTAAAATCATGGTCATCAAGGCCTACGACGAGGCCTTGCTCGCCCACTCTCCTACTGGGAGGTCTGCGAATAAAAAATCTAGAGATAAGTCCCTGCCCACCATTCCCTCCTTGGAGGACCTAGATAGATGGGTGGAGGCGCACGGGATAGGATTTACCCGCTGGATGGGAGATGGCGACTTCTTTGGATGGGACGGTAGCCCAGACTCACTTGGCCTCATAACCCCCAAGAATACATCAGAGTTGGACGATGCCGGAACAGTCTACAGATGTCCCCTCCCTCCAGTGGGTCTTCATATCGTGGGATGGGAGGAGGAGGAGGAAAACGAGGACAGGAGCCACATAGTGTGCCTTTTGAGCGCCTTTGAGGATGAGATGCAAAGAAACTACAGGGAGATGAACTGGAGTGCATCAGAGGAACAATTCCAAAAGCTCCCCCACCGATCCGCAAAGACCCGACTGGAGGACAACCTTTGGTCAACTTCCCGCCACACATCTCAGGAGGTGAACGCCGGAAAGCAGTGGATAGGGTCTTCAGACAAGGTAAGATACCTTTTGCAAGAGGGCACACGACCCGATCTGCACCTTTTCGGAGGGATTGTTCTCGCTAACGACTTCCAAGACGCAGCAGACGCAATTGGGGCCCACACCAAAACATACAAGGCCGGGTTCCTCCACGCTGATCAATTTTGGATTAACTCGATTGCAAGTCTTGCCACCAGAATGATAGCTAGCTACGGGATAACCGGGGCCTCGATAGTTGAGGCGCTCATGCCCGGATACCTTTTGGTGCCCTCCGCTCTACAAATGGATATTACCACGGGTGAGGATGAGGTGGCAGCGATACAGAAGATGCGTAAAACGCCTTTCGTCCTTGAGCCCATTATCAGCAAAGAGTCGATAAGGAAGCTCAACGAGGACTCCGACTACACGGAAGCGTTTGTTAATATTATCCAGCACACTCACCTCCCTCACCTCAGCAAGGAAGAAGTTGAGGAGGAGGTTTACAGCGTAATCTTCAAGGTGGAGGCGGCTATGGCTAGAGGGGTCAACGACAACTTCATGGATCGTTGCTCTGAGATGATCTGGGATGACACTGAGGGCAAGTCTGCCCCACAGCAGAAGTTTAGTGATGGGCTTGACGAGTTTGTCCGCGAGTCCGCAGTTGACTGGATCTCGTCACACGACAGCATAGAAGAAGAGCAAACCAGACTAGAAGAATGGGAGGACTAATAAATGTATCCAGATGGCTTCCGGTCATGCGAAGAAAAGCAACAGATGTTGTTCTGTCTTCTGAGCTGAAAAAGCTCCGGCTTCAGCTAGAGGAGCGCAAAGATTGCAAAGACGAAGTTGCAACGGTCAAAAAGATAGAACTCATACTCATCAACTCATCAAAGATTTGGGATAGCAAACCGCTCTCCCACAACCACAAACCAGACAGAAAAAAATAGTATGTCCTTAAAAGCGAACATAAGAATAGGGGATAAGTGCAGCATCGTTGTCGAGGCCGCAGATCCAGTTGACCTGATCAAGAGAGCCAGTCAATTCACCCAGCTACCGCAGAAATGCGGCCACTGTGGAAGCGACAACCTCTCCTTCATGCACCGAACGGCAGGCGGGTCAGACGAGTTTGACTACTTGCATGTCAAGTGCAACGAATGCGGAGCCCAGTGTGACCTTGGGCAAAAGAAAAAGCCCCTTGGGGACATTTTCTTCCGACACCAACCAAAGGACAGGTCCGGGGTTAAGGACGGGTTCTACAAGTATTGGGAGCAGGACAAGCAGTCCTCCTCATCGCAGGTCCCCGGGGACGAGCATCCTGTCGAGGTTGACTCTGACCCCGATGACGAGATTCCGTTTTAATGAGCAAAAACCCTTTGCAAGATGAATACAGGCGATCCAAGCAAGAGGCCCACCCCGTTCAGTTATGCGCGGTGTGCAATGAGAGATCGCCAAAGGCAGAGATGGAGCCTCACCACCCGAGTGGTCGTCGGGGCTCTGATCTGCTTCATTATATATGGCTGCACCCGCTCTGCCACCGATGGGTCCACGACAACCCAAAAGAGGCAGAACAAAAACAACTCCTAATCAAAGGAAGGAACAGAACATGA